AGTATGATTAAATACACACCAACCATAAGCCGTCAGCCTTTAGAGGCTGGCATCTATTCCGTTACCGTTAAGCTCGCGACCGAAAGTTACTCAGCGAAGGGAGATCAGACACTTGACCTTGAACTCCTCATCGGCAACGAGGCACACCCGATGCGTGACACGTTGTATAACACCGAAAACGCGGCATGGCGCATTACGCAGGCTCGCGATTGTTTTGGGTTTGAAGACGTTATCGGTGAAGAGATTGAATTCAAAGGCGCTGACCTAAACGGCTGCACTGGGCAGGTTGAAATTGCACTCGGAGAGGTTCGTAAGTCGGGCAAATACGAGGGTAAGCAGTTCCTTGAGGTAAAACGCTACCTGCCACGCATAGAGCAGATTGTAGAGACGGAAAACGTCCCGTTCTAACGACGTAAAACGAGGGGCGCGACTCGATAACGCGCAACTTAATTATCCAATGAATCTTAGGCCATACCAACAGGATGCCATCGACGACGTAAAGCTGGCATTTATGAATCGCAACCGGCGCGTGCTGCTTGTCGCGCCGACCGGGGCAGGCAAAACGGTGATGTTTTCGTACATTGCCAAGCACGCCGCACTCAAAGGCAACCGTATAGCGATTTTAGCACACCGCGAGGAGTTGCTTGACCAAATTAGCCGGACGCTGACTCAGTTTGGCGTTGACCACGGCTTTATCGCGGCCCGTCGTTCCGTTGACCCTAGCAAAATGGTGCAGGTTTGCGGCGTGCATACTCTCAAAAACCGAGCGGCACGAATTGCATGGACGCCTGATCTAATTGTTTGCGACGAGGCTCATCACGCTACGGCAGGCAGCTGGGCGAGGATCATTGAAGCATACCCTGAGGCTCGTGTGCTCGGCGTAACGGCAACGCCCGAGCGGCTCGACGGGGCGGGGCTGGGTAACGTATTTAACGTCATGGTACGCGGGCCGGAGATCGCCGACCTAATTGCTAACGGGTTTCTCAGTCCCGTAAAATATTACTGCCCGAAAACCGTGGACACCGACGGGATGAAATTGCGCATGGGCGACTACCGGCACGCGGACGTTGACAAGCGGGTGAATAACTCCAATGTGACAGGCGAAGCCGTTGAGTGGTATCGTAAACTGTGCGACGGTGCGCCCGCTGTAGCGTTTTGCGCATCCATTGCGCACTCCGAGCACGTTGCTGAGACGTTCCGTGCCGCTGGGTATCGATGGACGTCGCTAGACAGCACGATGACGCCAGAAGCTCGCCGCGCTGCGGTTGTCGGACTCGGCAACGGAAGCCTGCACGGAATTAGCTCCTGCGATATTATCAGCGAGGGCTTCGATTTGCCGATTGTTTCAACGGCGATCCTGTTGCGTCCGACGGCATCTCTCGGACTGTACCTCCAACAGGTTGGGCGCGTGTTGCGCGTGGCACCGGGTAAAACGCACGCGACGATCATTGATCACGTCGGTAACTGTGGATCAAATAGTAATGGCCAGTGGACTCAGAAACATGGCTTCGTTGACGAAGTGCGCGAATGGAGTTTGGAAGGGCGCATCAAACGGGACGGAGCAGCACCCGTGCGGTTGTGCGAGGAGTGCTTTGCGGTGGTGCCTATTAGCGCAAAAGATTGCCCGGAATGCGGGGCAACTTTATGGGAAGAAACTGAAGTGGAAGAGAATGTACCAGGCGAACTGGAGGAGGTTGTGAGCCCTGCAAAAATCAGAGAGCTTGAACGATCTGCAAAAACGCTGGCCGACTGGCATCAAGTTGCAAAACTGCGAAATTTCAAGGGCGGTTGGGCGTGGCATCAATTTCAGAAACGCAAAACAGCATGACCGAAGCACAAATCCAAGCATCCATCCATCGCACGCTGGGCAGTCGTCCTGACGTGCGTCTATTTCGCAATCACGTTGGCAAGGTGCGTGACAGCGACGGCCGCTGGCACACTTTTGGGCTGGCACCCGGCAGCGCGGACCTCATTGGCTGGGTGCGGGGGCGGTTTCTGAGCATCGAGGTAAAATCAGCAACGGGGCGCGTCAGGCCCGATCAACAGAACTGGATGAACGTAGTAAACTCACACGGCGGCATTGCTTTCGTGGCGCGGTCAGTGGCAGAGGCAGTGGAACTTTTAGAGCAACATTTGAAATGATCGATTTCGACAAAATCAACTCCGACTTACTCGGTAATTATTTAGCGGTTCTTCAGGAGTGGTTACCCAATGGCAAAAAGATCGGTCCTAATTGGTGCGTTGGCTCACTGGCCGGAGAACCGGGAACAAGCTTAAAAATTCACGCTCGCACAGGCGTTTGGAAAGACTTTGCCAGCGGCGAAAAGGGCGGCTCGGATCCCGTCTCACTGTACGCGGCGCTGCATGGGCTATCTCAAGCCGATGCCGCTCGGGCGCTCAATGGGCAGGTTGCATCAGTGCCGGCGATTAAATCAGCACCCGCACGCGATGAGGACGACGAGTACGACCCGATCACCGACCCGCCCGAGGATATGCCGGATCCGAAGGTCAGCGGCCAACGGTACGAATACCAAACCGAGGACGGGCGAACGCTCGGGTACGTGTGCCGCATCGACTCAGACAGCGGCAAAACATATCGCCCACGCACGCCGTGGTATGACGACGAGGGCCGGATCGTCTGGCGCTGGAAAGGTTTCGTCTGTCCGCGTCCGCTGTACGGCATGCAACTGCTACCGTTACACCCGCAAGCCGTCGTCGTTATCGTCGAGGGCGAGAAATGCGCGGACGCACTGCGCACGCTCGACCCGACGACGCCAGTGCTAACGTGGCCTGGTGGTGCTGGCGGCGTGGCACACGTCAACTGGGAGCCACTGCGGGGGCGGCGCGTTATATTATGGCCGGACGCTGATGAGCCAGGCCGCAAGGCCGTGGCCGATATCGCAGGCCGTCTAACGGCGCTAGGATGTCGCGTTAAGGTTGCGACACCGCCCGATGATAATCCTAAGGGTTGGGACGTGGCCGACGCAATTGCCGAGGGCTGGGGGCGTGATGAGGTCGTGGAATTTCTAGCCAACGCCAAACCGCACGGTGTGCAGGAACCCGTGCTAATCGCGCGCACTGTTACGACAACTCAGGCAGCGCAGACGCCTCAGGGCGACGCTATGCAGCGCGTTGAGGTGCGGGAAGAATTTACCGTGACGCCGCAGGATAATAACGGGCTAGTGCGGGACTCGCGCGGAAACACGGCGTCGTGTCTGGCTAATTTTGCAAAGCTTCTTGAATCGCTGGACCCGTGGAAGGGAAAAATATGGCATGATACGTTTTTGGAGCGCACGCTTACGACCACTTTTGGCGATCTGCCGCGCGAATGGTCAGACGAATGCACACGAGCGGCAGCACGCTGGATCCAGACTCGATTCGGCATTGCGGCCGCAAGCTCGGCGCTTGTTTACGAGGCCGTTCTGACCGTTGCTGACGGGGACAAACGCAACGTGCTGGCTGACTGGCTCGGCTCGCTGACATGGGACGGCGTGTCGCGTCTGGCTGATCTCATGCCGACCGGATTCGGAACAGTGTCCGATGCGTATCACGTTCGTGTTGGCGAGTGTTGGCTATTATCGCTCGTGGCGCGGGCGCTCCAACCAGGCTGCAAGGTGGACACGATGCCGGTTTTCGAGGGCTCGCAAGGGCTTGGCAAATCGTCCGCGCTGGCAATTCTCGGTGGCGAGTGGTTTGGTGAGTGTCACGAGGATTTCGGAAGCAAAGATTTCGTACTCAGCTTAAAAGGGAAATGGCTCATCGAGGTTGCCGAAATGCACTCGTTTCGGCGTCAGGACGTGGACCGACTCAAGGGAATTATGAGCACGCGCATCGATCGCATTCGACTTCCGTATGGCCGCGCAACCGAAGATCACCCTCGCCAATCAGTGTTTGCGGGCACGACTAACCGCGATGACTGGCAGGCTGACGATACAGGCGCTCGGCGGTTTTGGGCTGTGCGCTGCGGTTTCCTAAATCTCCAATGGTTGCGGGATAACCGGGAACAGCTATTTGCTGAGGCTGTAAGCCGATTTAAGGCGGGTGAAACGTGGTGGAGTGTACCTGTAGCGGAGGCGGCACTTGTGGCCACAGAACGGCGCCCTGACGACCCGTGGGAGGAAGTTTTAACACGATACCTTGAAATAAACCGGACCTATACTGCCAGACAACTGCTTGGAGATCCGTTGCAGGTGGACGTTAAAGACCAGACCAAAATGCTCGCCGCTAGAGTGGGTTCAATCCTACGACAACTGGGCTGGACACGGTTTGAAGCACGTTCCACCAACGGAACCGAGAAACGCTGGCGTTTCCTTGTTTCCTCTGTTTCCTCTGTTTCCAGCAATTCCTTATAGCGCCCACGCCACACGCGCCCCATCGTCTCGCGCGTTAATATAATACTATATACTCTATAAGAAGAATTGAGGAAACAGAGGAAACACAGAGGAAACTTGAGGAAACATTGAGGAAACATTGAGGAAACACAGGAAACATGACTACAAAAAAACACGACTGCCTGCAATGTCAGGCTTACGAGCAACAAATTGCAGTTCTCGATAATCTCAACCTGCGGCTAGCAATGCGCAACGACAAGCTGGAGTCCATGCGGGAGGCGTTGCGACAGGCTGCGATTGGTGAACTTTGCGGCATCGAGATTGGCGAGCCTGCTGATTTAACGGGGCTGGAGGAACGTGAATGATTGGGAACTCGGCTGGCCAGAGTGGCGAGTCAGGCAGATAATGCAAAATCGGGCAACGTGGGCAAAATTTTTCGGTAGAACACAAACAACAAAATGAAACAACACATCGGATTAATCGGGCTGGCAGGCGCGGGCAAAGATACGGCGGCTCTCGCGCTAATGGACCGAGGCTGGAAACGCGTGGCATTTGCGGACGCATTGAAGGGCCGGGCGATATATTTGGGATGGGACGGACGCAAGGACGACAAGGGGCGGCAACTGCTCTGCGACCTCGGCATGGCAATGAGGGCGTACGAGCCGGAGCACTGGATTACTCACGCCAAAGCGGCAATGCGTGGGAGGCCGTGCGTTTTTACCGACGTGCGGTTTCAAAACGAGGCTGATTTCATTCGCGCGGAGGGCGGCATCATTGTGCGGGTGCTACGCGAGGGGTTGGAGATCGGCGAGCACGAGTCGGAGGCCGGGCAACTAAGGATCCATAGCGACCAGAGCATCCTCAACGACGGCACCATTGACCATCTGCACGCACAGTTGTTGGATATTGCGGAGGGAAATTTATGAAATCAAAAACAGAAACAATCGCCGTAGCTTTGCGGATATTATCAAACGACATTCAATCGCCTGACGACGTTCCGGCAACGTGCCTGCGCGAGGCGGCTGACAGGTTGGAGGAGTTGCAGGAAGAAATTAAAGAACTTGAAAAAGCTTGTAATGAACAAGCTGCTAGAAAGATGGAATACAGGAAAGAGTGGGGAGTATTAATTGTTGAACGCGACGAAGCCCGCGCTGAGATAGAAAGGCTAAAGGCCGAACTACACAAAACGATTGAGTCGGACAAACTGAACAACCTTCAGCCAAAGACAACTCGCCCAGAACCCTCGCGGCTGGAGATTGCTGCAATGCTGAAAGCGGGTTGGTTTTGTAACTTTGATAACCCAGACGCATTGGCTTGCCCCCGCCCGAAATGGTGGATTGAACAGGCGGACGCACTTATCGCAGCAGAAAAGGAGGCAAAATGACCGACGAAATAGAACAAGACGAACCGCTAACCATTGAGCAAAAACTCCGCATTGAGCTAGCGTGGCGCACGTTAGAACGGGACCGGGCGCTCGCTGAACTTAAGCATTTATCCCGCAAGTGCGCAAAATGTGTTGACGGACCCTCGGACTAGGTGGCAGTGTCGCATTCGGTAAGTCGAAACGAGATAGCGGGCGGCGCTTACGCGCACGGGATGGGCATTCTGTTGCTGGCCTTGTTGGCAGGCTCGCCCGCTGTCATTTAATTTATGTACGAAACGCACACCAACGCACATTTTGATGAGCCTGAGCCGCTTGGGCTTGAGCAGATGCTAGAAGAGGCGGGCCTATCGCCTATCGACGTACAGCAGGCTGCTATCGTTTGCGAGGCGTACAGTCAGCGTGAGCGGGCGCACGCGGTCAGCGTCATCGTGCCTCGCTTACTTGACTGGGTACTTGATGGCAACGCCAAGGCTAACCCACTTGCCAGACCGCTAGCGTTAGCGTGGGCACTCGGGCACGGGGCGAGCACGCAGCACAGGAGCATGGCCGAAAGCGCCGAGGCCGTTGGCATGAGCAGAGCGGGCATGCAGCAGCTCTGCGCACGGGCAAAGGCGCATCTAGGGCTATAATCACCCCCCACTAAGAAGACTTCTAGGGCAAAATCTCGTCGAAGTGTTGGTCCAGACG